GAAGACGATGAATACACTGCCTGCATTGTCTGTTGACAGCCAATTGGCAACGGTTCGGAAGAGCAAGTCATCGACGCCATCATAAAGAACGGTTGGCTTGTCATTGATCCCATTGACTGTCAGCTTGAGTAGAGGTCTCTTACCTGCTGTAGCTTGGGAAACATGATACCCATTTAAACTCTGGTCTTGCCATAAGCCAATTGGGTCACCATCGGCAACTGCTGGGGTGGTGCCGGCTGCGTCCTGGTATAGACCTGCATCTGCTTTTAACCAGAAGTTGAGACCTGATATTTGTGAGGGAGAGATTATCCCTCCCTTAGAGCGTGTTAATATCGGTAGCATGATGAACTCCTAAACGGTTAGGGAGTTATCCAACGAATATCGACAACCACACAAGCGGTAAGTGCATCTGCCTGAGCAACGCTGAGCGTTAACGCTCCATTGAGCGGGATAAGGTCATACAATCCTGTGGCTGCTGCTGCTGGGTCACAGGTGGCTTTGCGGGGTGCATACCAACCATCTGTCGCATTGTTGCTGACCACAAGAGCATTGCCGAAGACAGCATCGGCAATGGTCACATCGGCGGTGGCAGGGCAAGCGGCATTATAGTTGATGTACACATCGAGTAAGAAGCCATTGATTGGGATGGTAGTGCCTGATCCGGTAGCTGCACCGGCTCCGCCGGTGGTGGTGATGGATACACGTTCTACGGCAATTTCACTCATTTTATTTTTCCTTTTTTATCCCCCCTACTGAAAGTAGGGGGGATTAGAACTTAGCACGGCTGCAAGCCGTCAATAAAAGACTTAGGTGATGGTTGTGTGGTCTACATCACCTTCGAAGTGAACCACCCAAACATTACCCTTGTGGTTGATCACGGTGTAGGCACGATTATTACCCATTCTCCGGAGAATCTGTTCGAGTGTAGGTAAGACTTGACGTGCTTTTACAGGTGGAGGTTTAACCTCCACCCGTTGGGGTGGAGATTGGACCATGGCGGTCTTTTTGGGCATGGTCTTACCCCTCCGTGAAGGTGAGCACCAGGGTAAAGTCAGATGCTGCAGTACCACCTGCACCATCATAGTCGAGGGTGCATATGATGTTGGTGAGAGCTGCGATATGGGGGAAGTTATCATCGACAAAGTCGCCTGGCTCGTCAAGGATAGCTGCGACTGAGCTATCGCCCACGTCCATGTTGAGGACATAGGCTTCGAGAGCACCCGTATAGCCAACATCGAGGATGCCACTGCTGGCATTAGATGCAGCTGCACTGACGCCGATAAGTTGACAATCGAAGGGTACTTTGAAGATGAACGAATGATTGGCAGCCAAGTTACCGGCTGTGTGATATGAGACTGTAAAGTGAGTACCTTGCATGGTTTTTTATCCTTTCTGCAAATATTATTGTTAATTAGAATGGTCGATCAGCTCTGAAATACAACGATCGTTGCAATTCCTTCGTACCTGGTGGGTGGAGGTTCCCACCAGGTATGACAAAGGAGGCCCTAATCAGGGGGTAGGGCACTGATCAGGCAACGTTATCCAGCTACTACACGCTTACCGATACCACGCCAGGTGGCAACACCATAGGCAAAGTAGTCACGTACCTTGACCGGTAGTGTGTCGTTGGTGAACAAAAGGCCTGACGATGGGTCTGTTACTGAATAAAGCTGTGGTGCTGGATGGGAAGAGCCACCTGGATTGTCGGCATAAGCCATGCAGATGACCGGGAAGATACGCGGGTCAACGATGTAAGCCCAATCGGTGGCGTCTGTCCAGTCGGGTACTGCTACTGGAATTGGGCGAGTATCACCAGGTCGATCAACAGCATAAATAGCTGTATCGTTGTTGGGCGTTCCTGGGTAGCCACCAGGACCACTGCCATAACCGAAAGTGATCAAGGCAGTGTCGTACAGGTCTACGGGTACCAGACAATACTTGGGCCAAAGTACCTGGCGCTTGGAGCTTCCTAATTCGGCCTGTTTGGCGCACTCAATGCGTGCAGCAGCCCAGGCGGCGATTGAGAAGGCTGTAGTGGCATAGTTCCCATGGGAGGCGTCAGCGATAAACAGGGCCTTACTATCCTGTGCAAGGGTTGGTCCTAACCCTGCGGCTTGGGTGAAGACATAGGAAATGGCTGCTGAGCGTGTGCGGATGGATGCGATAGTGAGTGCTCTGGCGATTGCTTGGAGTTCATCAATCTTGGAGTTGCGGATCATCTTGTCGGTGATCCCCACGTAGCCACCATACTTGGTGAAGGCGGAGGTCTCTTTGGTGTCGGTGACTGCTAACTCGGTGTAGGCGGCACCTTCGGCTACGACTGGCAGGTTGGTAAGGCCTCCCATTTGAAGCCATTGCATATCCTGGAGGGAGCCATCGGTGGCCTGGACGGCTACGATCTGTTCATACCAGCGGTATGCGATAAGGTTCGAATAAAGATCAAGTACCACCTTATTCATGGCATTGACTGCCAGGTCGGCGAGGGTGGTTGTGGTGGCTGCAGCAAAGGCAACCCGGGAAGGGTCGAACTTCCCTTGAAACTCTACATCACCCGTGACAGCACGATACAAAGCATCAGAGCGACGAAGATCAGGAGGAGGCAGCTTGGCACCAGGAGCACCAAACAACCAGTCAAAGTATCCTTGAAATTGCTCGATAGCGGCCGGCCCAAAGCTAACTTGCTGGCCTCGGGGTGGCTGGCCTCCTATTTGGACGATGCCATCTTCGAAGAGTTTGGACACTCTATCGAACTTGGCATTTAGATCGGACATGTATTTTTGTAATTCTTGTTCTTCCATAGCTTGATGTTCTCCTTGTTCTAAGATTTGTTTGGATACTACAGGACCTTCCTGTAGAAATTCATAATCGACGGGTAATGATTCGAATAATCCCTCGGGATTCAATGCAGGATCATCTACCAGGTCGGCTGCGTAAAAAGAGGTGATACGTGCCACAGGGTATTCGCCTGTGGCGTTGGAGGGTCTCCTGCCAGATGCCGGTACTTCTTCTCCGTCTTGGGTGATCCAAACACGATCAAGGTCAACAACCACACTGACGCCAAAAGCGGAGGGGTCTTCACTGGCGAGGGCGAGAACGTATTCAGCCAGGTTGCCAGCAGGTGAGCTGTGAGCGGTGGGGCTGATGTGGAGGTCACCGATCAGTTTACTACCACTAACAACCTGGAAATTCTTTACCCGACCTAGATACTTACCTAAGCCATCGTGAAACCAGTCGGGGTGGGTGAAACGTGACTTGATGCCGGTAGTCTTTAACTCACCCAACTGTTTAAGTTGGGTGAGGCTCTTTTCATCGAAGAGCAAGTGATGACCCTGGGCTTCTCCGGTGGTGGCAACTGAGACACCGATGATCACAGATCCGTCGACGGTGCCGGCTAAGGGGATGTTGTTGGTTCTAAATTTTTCGGTCATATTATTTCACCTCCGGATCTATGGGTGAACCGCTGGGATCACCCCTACTCTGGACAATCCTGGTATATTTCAACGTGGCTTTTGTCTGTGGTGGGAAGCGATCATTGACAAACGAGTAGATACCGGTGGCACCTAAACCGGCGGCAATGCCAAAGAAGAGCACGTCTATGTAAACTTTGGAGGGGGTATAGAGCTCATACACCTTATAAACCACGCCAAAGGTGATACCCACTGCCATGCTGACTAACATCAGCTTGTTTCCGGTGATACCAAATTTCTTGATCATTTCGACAACACCGAGGATGATCAAGGTTAGTGTGATGGGATTGACTAAGAAATTATTTAGGTCCATGATTAACTCCTTGTAAACGGATTTTGTAACGGATTAGCGGATAAAAGATTATTTGATTGACCAAGTCTTGTTATTCCAGTCGATATCGATGGTGAGCGTGGTGTGATCATAGGTCATGTCAAACAGGTGCGAGATCTCGACCCAGCCAGGCTTGCCGGTCTTGAGATAAGTACCATCGATATTGATGGGGGGATTGGGACCAACAATGTGCACCCAGCCATCATGGGGTGATTCTTTGGAAAGATCGATGATAAGTACCTGACCGGTATAAACCTTGCCTATGGTAGTGCCACCTTCGGGTCCTGCTTTTACGGGGGTGAGTTGTACGGTGCGCATGGGTTTAGTTGACATTGTTATTTTCTTCTCCTTTATTGGGTGTGTCTGCAGCTGGTTCTTTACCTGGTAGTAACACCTGTGCGATGGGGTCTGCTTTGGCTTCGGTGATAATCTTATCCAGTACTTCGTCTTTCTGTGGCTCACCGGCGAACTTGAGCATGAGGTCAACGGCTATGCGATGTAGGGTGGGTGATTTTCCCAGAAGTGTGTTCTGTAAAACAGAAAAAGAATTTGCGATCTTCTCTGCCCCACCTGCAAGTTGGTCATTATCTCGCAGTGTGACATCGGGTACTTTGACGGTGAAGATGTCGGTGTAATCAGGAAGTAGGGATTGTCCTGCTACAATACCGATCTCTGCTGCCCGTAGGAAGGCGTGATATAAAATATCTTCTAATAACCAGACAAAATACTCTTGTCTTTTTATCAGGAACTTTTCTGGCGGGGCTTGCATGGCTTCGGCTGTGGCGACATTGACTTCTCCACCTTCACCTCGCCAATGTGGGGGGAAACCAGACCCGGCGTCAATAAGCTGGCGTACTGCCTTCATGTCGTAACCTGCATCGGCACCACGAAGAGAGGGGGTGATGGTTTCCCAGATCTCGCTTTCGTCTTTAACTACGATGGAACCGCTCTCTGGTGCTGTTCCGTACTGCACACTCTTGGCTTCGACCTTATTACTCGGGACCGTAACAAGATACAAAAATGCTCGAGCTGCCCAATGTAACCTTACTCGATCTTCCAGCATGCGGCTGTACCTGAGCAACCAGGGGATGATCGTAGTCAGATCACTCTCTCCCATGAGTGCACCGATGGGTTTATTGACGGCATAGTGAAGCATGATAGCGTCTGCGGTGCCGGCCTCGGGATGTTCGGGGGATAGCCACCTGCGGGGTTCGAACTGTCCTGCAGGTGGGGCTTCGTAGTACACCAGTTCTGTTTCCCAATCGTTGGGGGCTGTCTCTATCTTCAGGACCTGGTCTTTGGTGACAAAACGGATATATGAAATGCCGTCAATATTGTTTCTGAACAACAGAACGAATAGATCACCTGATCTACTCAACTCTTCAACCATCGGACCGAGGCGCAAGTCCATGTAATTCTTACGATGGTTCCAGAACGACTGGATGAACTGATCTAACTCTGCATCTGGTGAGCTGAAGGTGATGCCTGTGCCAACCACGTAGTTCACTGTGGTGGCGATGACACGCCAGGCCATGGGGTTCTTGCGCCAGGCGGTGAGAGAGTCGGTGTAGAGTTCCTGTATCTCTGACCAAGTGCGGTCATGCTTGCGACCGCTGATGGTTTGCCAGTGGTCATCGGTGATCAGGTTGGGAGTGACGGCAAAGTTATTTGCCCCTTTCTTGGCCGGGGCAAATAACTTGGTAATGGGTGTCCAATAGGACTGGAAGATTGTCATTTAACTACCTCCATGTATCTATAGCTGTCTTTCTCTACGCAGGACCAACCACGGGTATGCTTGATCCAGACTTCTTTACCGCCCAACTCGTCAACCTGGACAACCTCGTCTTTATGGAGATCGCCGATATCTTTGGTACCACATGATGGTCCCTGGCGTATATACAACCCTTCGAATTGGGAGCGAACATTCAAACCCACCACAGGTGGGTTTGGTTCTGGTGGTTTATAGTTTCCGAACCACTGGCGGCATTGGTCTAGCGTGCCGTTGAACCAGTTACCATCACAGGCTTCACTACACCCAGGGATAAAGAAGTAAGATGAGAACTGCCAGATTTTGTATGTGGTCCATCCAATGGGAATGATAGGTATGCGTTGGATGGTGTAGTTGGCGACAATCAGGTCGTATTGAGTTGACCAGGCTGGCTTTGGATTGACGAACTCATTCCAATAGCCGGCCGCGGTGTAGATGGCTGGCTTGATGCCGGTAAGTTCTTCACAGCGTTTGAGAAATAAGCGGATGCGTGGGGTGATGTCGACTACAGTGTCAGGTTTTTCAACATCGAGGATGTAACGCTTGTAGGACTTGCCAGCGATGCTGATGAAAAAGTCGGCTTGTTTGACCGGATCAATGAGTGGATGAAAGTAATGGTAGGGTGCGTGAGGAAGACCGGCTTGATCACAACCCTTGCGGTTGTGATCAAACTGGATATCGAACCACCTGGTACCCTCGGTGCACTTGTAGTAAGCGAAACCTAAGGCTGGAGCTGCCTGTTGCCAGTCGATCTTACTTTCCCAATGGGACACATCTACTCCGAAAGTTTTCATTAGAACGTTACTCCCATGCCTTCAAGTATGTCTTTTTGTTTGAGTACCTGGCTATCACCGGTGCCCCAGGTTTCCTGGTCGAGAAGACTGATCAGCGCAGCGGAGAGGACATAGTCGTCATGCACCAGGTCACCGGTGGCTACGTCCCGGGTGCCATCGGGTACTGCCCAGCGCATGAGCTTACCTGGTCCTTCTAAAATAGTGTACTGACAATACTCGAGCTGACGTTGCATTTCAACATCGAAGGGGGAGTACTCTTTATACCGTCCGCTTTCAACTACAGAAATGAACGACCAACCTAGATCGGATTTACTTACCTGGCTGAACTCAAAAGGTAGCACAAGCGTTCCAAGTTTGTCGACGAGGAAGCCAGACAGACCGGCTCCCACACCGGTGGCGTCGATGATCACTTTAACTGGATGCCAGGCGTTAGCCATGGCAATGATGGTGGTGTAAAGGGAT